CACGAAATGCTGCTGGTAAGGTTGTGACAAGTGCTGTTGGTGGTGCTGGCCTTTTTATTGAAGGGCTAACTACTGCTGAAAAGCAAAATATTATTATGACGGATAATGCGGGGAATCAAAAGACATACCCGTATTTCCCTGAAGTGCAAATTACGGTTGGGGCCGTTGCTGTTGCGGACACAAATGCTTGGTATCATGTCTTTTATGTTGACGGAGCTAGCACGGCAGACTTTGATACGGCTGGCGCTGTCACCGTAAACGACTCAAGCGGCAATCCAGTTAAAGGGAACGTTGCTGCTGCCGCTGTTGCTAACCGCATTAACTTTGCTTACTCCTATGATACAAACACACAAGCTGGCCTTTCGGCAGGGACAGATAAAGACTGTGTTGTTTTGGTTGAAGGTGATGGTGGCGCAGGGCAGGCAATCAGCTACTTTACGATTACAAGAACTGCCGTTGTTCCTGTTTCGTGTGTGCCGCCTGCTGATAACAACGCTTAAGGTCTTACAATGCATTTTGTTGAGACAGTTGATTATCCTAACCGAAGGATTTATCTCTCTATCAATACCGTCGATGCGACGATTGATACGATAGATATTTATAAAGAAGTGCGCGAAATGCGTAGGCTTGAAGAAAGCCACAGAAAGTTCCCACCTATGATAATTGCTGGGGGGAACATTGAGAAAATTGCAGGAGTTTCTTATACGGCCGCTTATGTCCAGCTTCTAAGGGGTTGTAGAATTGTCCCATATAATGTAAGTCATGCATTAAAGATAGTGCGAGATACATTTACAGATGATGGTTTTTCTGGTCGTGAGTGCTTTGATCGTTTGCCATTATCAGAAACAACCCATGTAGACATTGACTTTGAAGTAAGTCAGGTAGAGATACGAGTTATCTACTCTGGTGGTAGCGCACTAACACAGCAAGAACATGATCGTCTTTTTGCGTTGCCACAATTTACTGTTGGAGTAGATAGTGTCTTAACACAAGAAGAACATGATTCCGTAACTGCTAGTGTTCCTCTTGTTAAAGATGGTTGGACTGCAATAGTGCCAAGGGTCTATACAGGGTCGTAATACAATTTAAGGATATAGCGAATGGAATTTAACTCTCCGAATACTGTTGGCGACCCTAGTGCTGATCTTGAGTTTCTACGACAGGCCCTTGAGCAGCCAGAAGATAATGTAGTCAAAGAACTTGCCAAGCATATTGAAAAGGTTTGGCAGCAGAATCAAAAAGACTGTAAATCTTTCCGACAGGAGATGATTAACACTCTTCGTCGTGTTCGTGGTGAATACGAGCCAAAGAAGCTTGCTGATATTCGTTCCTTTAAAGGCTCTGAAACCTACCTTCGTACCGCTGAAAACAAAGCAAGAGCCGCAGAATCTTGGATTAAAGATATTTACCGTAGTGACGAAGAGCTTCCGGCTGCTATTGAACCAACAATTATCCCTGATCTTCCAGACGAGCAAATAGCACAAATCCAAGTCGAAGTTCAGCAAGAAGCCGCCATGATCCAACAACAACTTATGGCTGGCGCTTTGATTGACCCTTCTACTGGTATGCCATTAAACCCTGAGAAGTTTGGTCGGCTGCTTAATGACTACTATCAAGAGCGTCTTGATGCTGCAAAAGAAGACCTTGTTAAAGAAGCAAAAGAACGCTGTGAACGTGCCGCAAAAGAAATCCGTGACCAGAATCAAGAAATTGGTTGGGATAATGTTTTTAACGATTTTGTTTATTATTTTACCCGCTTGAAAATGGGTATTATCAAAGGCCCAATTCTAACCAAGAAAAAGAAACAGATTTGGCAACCTGATGAAACGGGGGCTTATTCTCTTCAAACAATAGATACACTTGTTAATGACGCTTATTGTGTTTCGCCTTTTAATTGGTTCCCCTCGCGTGGGATGAAAACACCGCATGATGGGGATACAATTGAAATCCACGAACTCTCCAAGCAGGCTCTTAATGATCTGATTGGTGTTCCCGGCTACGATGAAGCTGAAATTCGTGCTGTCCTTGATAAATATGCAAAAGGAAGCATGAAAGCGAAGTGGTTTACTATTGAAGATGAAACAACTGTGAACCAAGTCACAAAAGAAAAGAACTTTACTAACGCAACAAACCCTCCTACGCAAAATTCTCCTGAAACAAATTCAGACAAGATTTTTGCCCAAGAGTTTTATGGTAGTGTTTCTGGTCGGCTTCTTATGGAATGGGGGATGAAAGATCAAGCAAACCCTGAACTCCCTGCTGCTCTTGACCCTGAAATGCAGTATCAAGCGAACTGCTGGAAGATAGGCGACCATGTTATCAAGGCTGTTATTAACCCTGATAGTTTGGGGCGCAAGCCTTACCATGTTTCTTCTTGGGCTAAAAACCCTGAATGGATTGTTGGCGAAGGTCTTATTGAGTTTGCCGCACCCATTGAAGATGCTCTTAACGCCATAACAAGATCGCTTATTAACAATATAGCGATTGCTTCTGGCCCAATGGCAGAGGTTGATAAGGACAGGGTAGATACCAAGATACCGATTTATCCTTGGCGACAAATTGAATCGACTTCTACACAGATGAAAGCAGAAGGGCCAGCGGTTAATTATTATCAGCCCAACATGCATGCTAACGAACTTATTCTTGCATGGCAGTTTTTTGGCAAGCTTCTAGATGAAATGACTGTCCCTGCTTATGCACAAGGAGCTTCGCAGAGCGGAGTAACCGCAGGAACAGCAACAGTCTTTACTCAACTGCTTGCTGCTGCTTCTCGTTCTATCAAGGCAGTAGTAGCAAATATCGACAACGATATTATCTCCCCCTATATCCAAATGTGCTACGACTACAACATGCGCTTTGGAACTGACCCAACACTTAAAGGCGATGCAAGGGTTGTTGCTAAGGGTGTGAGTAATCTTCTTGCTAAAGAGCAAGCGGCACAACGTAAGATCGAATATCTGCAACTCGTTATGACTCCTGTGTTGAGTCAAATTCTTGGCGCTAAGAACTTGGGGGCCATTGCTGCTCAAATTGCTAAAGCCAACGATATCTCTCTACCAGATATGAAGCGTCTTGAAGAAGACGATAGTAGCGAAATGATTGTACAGCAAATGCTAATGGCACAAGCAGGGATTGATCCTATGCAAATGAATGGTCAAGTTGCCAATGGTGGCGGTGCTATTGCTCAAGGCCAAGGAATGAATCCTGATGGAAGTAAGGCGGGAGTAAACAATGGGTGAACAAGAGAAGATCATGCTTAAAAGCATAAAGACTTCTGCTTACGGGCCTGAATTTCTAGAATACTTAAAAAAGATGCAAGATGAAAACTTTGCTGCTTTTCGTGCTTCTAACTCGGAAATGAACGACATTCATAAAGGATTTGCAATTTGCGTTGACAAACTACTTAATGCTTTTAGACAATGTGACAAAGAAGTAGTTAAACAGAACTTTGATAATCTGATTTAAGACACATACCCAATAACGGGAGTGTCCATTTACAGGGCGACTCTTTTACGAGGCCCAACAGGAGAACCACAATGAGTTTCCCGAAGCAAGTTGAAGAAGCCGCGACTCTAGCAGAAGAACTTCACAGTAAAATGTTTGCTGTAGAAGAAAATACTGAAGAGGCGGCACAGGAAGAAGAGGTTGTTGAAGAACAGGTTCAGGAGGAAGAAGCCGCTCCCGCTGTCGAAGAGAAAAAAGAAGACGAAGAAACTTACAAAGCTCGCTACTTTACTTTGAAGGGGATGTACGATGCAGATGTGCCCCGACTTCATAAGGAGTTGAAAGAGCTTAAATCGAAAGTCTTTGAGCGACTAGGAGAAGCGGCACAGCCTAAAGACGAGCCAAAGGAAGACCCTCTTGCGGAGAAGCTTACAAAGTACCGTGAAGAGTATGGTGATGACCTTATTGAAATGGCTCGGCTGATTGCTCGTTCCGAATTTGAGCCGTTCCTGAAACAACAGATTGCTCCTGTAGAAGAAAAGATTCAAAACATTTCGGAAACTCAAGTGGCAGCAGCACAGGAAGAGTTTAAGAAATACCTTGATAGTCACGTTAAGGGGGATTGGCGCTCTGTTTGGTCTGCTGACAACCAAGCCTTTATTGAGTTCCTTTCTCAGAAAGAACCCTATGGGCTGTATACCTATGGGGATCTGGTTGACAAGTACAACAATGACTGGGATGCAGACGGTATTTCAAATATCTTGAATACCTTCTTGGAGAAAAATGCTCCTGCTGCTCCCCCAGCACCGAAACAACAGGCAAAAGACCCTGCTAAAGATGCGATTGTTGCACCTAGCAGGAGCACACAAACAACAACACCTACTTCCCAAGAGAAACGGATTTGGACTCAAGACATGATTCGGGAGTTTGAACGGAATGACCGAGCCAATAAATATGATGCCGAAACCAGTCAAGCTATGTGGGAAGATTTGCTTTCTGCTCCATCTGAGAACAGAATTAGACGCTAACTAAAGGAGAATAATCATGGCTGTTTATCCTGTCGCCCCCGGCGCACCCGACTATAGCACTGGCTCTGCGAGTCAGTATATCCCTGCCGTATATTCGGCGCTGCTTATCAAGAAGTTCTACCCGCAAACCTTGTTCGGTCAGATTTGCAATACCGAATATGAAGGGGATATCAAAGAGCAGGGCGATACCGTGTATATCCGCACTCGCCCGACGATTGAAACCTTCCGCTTTAAGAAGGGCATGGTTCTTCCGGTGCAGAATCCCGAAAGTCCCTATGTCACTCTGAAGATCGACCAAGGCGAAGGTTTCAGTTTTGCTATTGATCGGGTTGATGAGTTCCAAAGCGACATTAAGCTGATGAACACTTGGGCTGAAGATGCTGCCGCTCAAATGAAGCAGGTTATTGACCGCAACGTTCTTATCACTATTGCTGCGGCTGGTGCAGTTGGTGGTGGTCAAGCGGCCACAACTATTACTGGTTATAGTGCTGCTGCTGGTGGCCCGAATCTTGACCAATATACTGCCGCTAATGGCGCGTTGGTGAATGGTGCTTCGACTGCTAAAGGGACTACCGTTGCCCTTGGTACTTCGGCTGCTTCCATTTCCTGCAATACCGGCGACGAAATTACCAACCAAGTTCTGAAGTATGGCCGGTATCTGGACGAGAACAATGCCCCCGAAGAAGGACGCTTTGTTGTGTTCCCGACTTGGGCCGGTTCGGTTCTGAAGTCCATGAGCAATAACAACTTTGGTCTTGCTTATGCTACGGGCCAAAATACTGCTGGCCTGCTGTCTGGTAAAATTCCGAAGCTTGACCGCTTTGAAATCTACTTCAGCAACAATCTGCCGTCTTCGACCGAAGCCGTGACTGATCCTAGCGCCGTTATCTTCGGCTGCAAGTATGCCACGACCTTTGCGACTCAAATCACCGAGTCCCGTATTATCGACAACCCGTTTGCTTTCGGGAAGATGATGCAAGGTCTTCAGGTCTATGGCTTTAACGTTATCAAGCCGCAACTGCTTGGCGTTGACTTTATCAAGAACGCTTAACTAAAACGGGGGGAGAAATCCCCCCTGCTTTAAAGGAGAGTTAATATGGCTACCACTCGGTATAAGAAAAACGTTTCACCTGACCTTATCAATGTTGCGCGGTTTACTGTTACCGCTGACAATGATGTGCTGTTGCCTGCTGGCGACTATCTGGTGCTTGGTGCGTATCACCACAGCGCCAACACCACCGCTCTTAACCTTGCCGCTGGTGCTGACATTGCCGCTTATCCCGCGAAAGCCGCGAACCAAACTGTTTGTGCGACTGCTGCTGGCACAGGCGACATTACCCTGCTTTGGGTTGAGATTCCGGCTCCCGGCTACACAACCTTTAGTGTCTAACCTTTCTGATAAACAGGGGGGTGCAAGCCCCCCTTTTATCTTTATGGAGAATTAAATGAGGAAGTCGAAGGTAGAAGAAAAGACTGCTGATCTGTCTCTGTTCATAGAGAAGCTTCAAGCTCTTGAAACAAGGGTAGCTACAATTGAAGAAGCTTTAGCCAATATGGCTGCTAAAAAAAGCCTCTCCCCTTGTATTCAAAAGACGGAAGAGTTTAATCAGGAGGCTCCTGTGTACCGAGAAGAAACAAGCATGAAAATGACTTCGGAAGAAAAAATCCAATCCATGCGGAATGCGATCAAGATACTCCCGCCTAACTACGTTGTTAATGGCCGTCACTCCAAGCAGAATGTTCAAGCTCTTGTTGGGTTTATGGTCACGGACGAAATGATGGATGAAGCGTATCAAACGATTACGCATGAGGCTTATAAATGAATCTTTTAGAAATTCGCCAAGAATGCAGACAGCTTGCAAGGGACTTTCATTCCGAAGATTATCTTTGGTCGGACGAGGAATTGAACCGGCATATCAACCGTGTTTATTGGCGAATTGCTACAGAAACCCGCTGTATTCGTGATGCTACAACTCCTGATATTTGCATTATTGAAAGCTCTCCTGTTGATTACACAACCCTAGCAGAAGGAAGCCTTGATTATATTTGGGCCAATGACCCCGGCTCATGGCTTTATCAAACCAATGTTTGCCCTTATAACTTTAAGCTTCATAAAAGTATTATTGATATTGAAGAAGTTAAATGGGCAAACCGTCAATGGAAGCTTCAAAAGGTTTCTGTTAACAAATGGCGCACAAACCCTTGGTGGGAACGAGTCAAAGGGATGCCTACTGAATATTGCACTGACTACCAGCATGGTTTTTTGACCTTGAACTTTAGGGATGAGGCAACGGACTATCTTTCTTTGTCTGTTCGTAGATCACCTATCGTACAGTTGGTTGAAGATGAAGACGTTCCTGAATTTAAAGAGAACTACCATGATTTCTTCTTGAATGGTGTTCTTTGGTATATGTATTCTAAGCCTGATTCGGAATCGTTTGATGCTGCAAAAGCTGATAAGCATTATGGTTTGTTCAAGCTTGATATGGACGAGATTAAGCAGCAAGAAAGCCAAATGGATAATTACCTGCGTCCAAACTATTCAATGAGTGCTTTTCGCTAATGCAAAATATTAAGCACACTAATCTTACTGTCGCTAAGGGGATAAACAACCTCCACGATAAAGTGCAGCTTGGAGATTTTGAAGATACAAATGCTCGGTATCCAAAAGAAAGAACGGTCAACGTTTTAGCTGAAGCGAATAATGTAGACATTGATTCTGTCGGGATGGTACGCAGGCGCAAGGGAAGAACACCGCTCCTAATTTCTGCTACACCGCATAGTCTTTGGGGCCACCCCAATGATGATTCTATTGTTTATTTTGTCTCCGATAGAGTGCTTTATAAATTAAATAGCGACTACACAAGAACTGCAATCACAACATTCTCAAGCGATGAACGCGCTAGCTTTGTTGCTATTAATGATGAAGTTGTCGTTACAAATAAAACAGAAATAGGGTGGGTAAACGGGACAACTTTCGTCCCCTTCCAGCAGCAAGTTAGTACTTTTGAAAAGCTTATGCCAGCAGGCCAGTATGTAGCTTTTTATCGTGGGTGCTTGTTTGTTGCTTCCGGCTCTGTTTTATATGCAAGTAAGCCGTGGAACGCTGAAGTAAGGGACGAGCGTTTTTCGGAGTTCCCGATGAATGGGCATATCCGCATGCTTGCCCCCGTAGAAGATGGTCTTTGGATTGCTACAGAAAAAAACGTAAGCTTTATGAATGGTTTTGGAACAGATGAATTTGAATTTGTTCACAAGTCCGACTTTGTTCCTGCTGATGGATGCTTTGGATATGGGTATCTTCGTGGGGATAAAAATTCTGAGATGCAAGTATGGTGGGCTGCTGATGGATTTATAACTGGTAAAGCCAATGGTGCTTATGAGAACATTTCACAAGATCAAGTAAGACTCCCAAGCGGAGAAGTTGGGTATTGTCTAAGAACAGAACAAGATGGTTACTATCAATATATTGCTGTAATACCAAAAGCAGAAAACGGGAATATTTATATCCCGCCAACTTTACCAATTGAGACAATCAACTACTAGGAGTTTGATATGGCAATCAGGATTACAACCGGGCTAGCTAATAAATTGGCTCAAGGATATGGGTTGCGAGAGCTTTTGAGGGATGGACGTTTTTATGTCTATTCTGGCTCACAGCCTGCTACTGGCGATTTGGCTCCGGTTGGAACCAATCTTATTGTCTTTACTCTTGATGGGAACGCATATACACCGCCAGTTCAATCAAAAGCAAAGATCACTATTTCAGGTTCGACAGGAACTATCAATACCGTTACTGTTGGTGGGCTTGGCTACAACCTTCTTTCGTTGCCTGTTGCTGTTACATCTGGAAGCTATGGCCTAGCGGCTGATGCTTTGGCGGCTAGTATCAATGGCAAAGATAACCCGCTTAATATTGTTGCTACTTCAGACGGCATTGATAGTGTTACCTTGTTTACTCCTTATTGGCTTGGTGCAGAAGGGAATGGTCTTACCATAGCAACAACACAAACAAGCTCTACCGTTGTTATCAATGCCGGTAACTCTGCTGTCTTTGGTGGAACTGGTTCTCCCGGTGCAGGGGTCACAGCAATCAATGGGCTTAATTTTGAATACCCTGCTGTCGCTGGTCGGCTGTCAAAGCCTTCTGGTGAGAATTGGCGAGGCGTTGGTGCTGCTGATGGTCAAGCAGGATGGTTCCGCTTTGTTGCTGGTGGGTCTTCTGTTTCTGCGAGTGGTGCAACCGAAGTACGATTTGACGGGAATATTTCGACAAGCGGTGGCGATATTAATGCTGCTTCGTTAATTATCCAAGCAGGAGCGCCACAAACCTTTAGCCGCTTTAGCGTCTATATCCCGATGACAGAACTATGAATGACAAAACAGTAAAAATCAAAAGTGGCAACAAAACTCTTGTTGCTGATATTTATAATAAGCCCCCTAAAAACACCTTTACTGCGAGTGATAGGGTTGAGTCAGAAATCATCCGTAATGGAAAAAAAATAACATAACATAGGAGATTAGCATGGAAACTTCTTTTCAGGTGGGTGGTGTTTTTAGGGTAGAGCATATTCGTGATGGCAAAGTCATTGATGAATGGGAAAGCAAAAACATTGTCACGGATGAAGGGCTGAACCACATGCTGAATGCTACCCTGCATGGCACAACACAGGTTAGCACTTGGTATATCGGTCTTTTTGAAGGGAATTATACTCCCGTAGCTGGCAACACAATGGCTGCTTTCCCTGCCGCTGCCACTGAATCTATAGCGTATAATGAGGCAACAAGGGTCGAGTGGGATGAAGCTGATGATGGTGCTACTGCTAAAGTCATTACTAACGGTACGGGTACAGGCGCAACAAAAGCGACCTTTACTATTACTGCAACAAAAACAATGTATGGGGCTTTCCTTGCTTCGTCTTCTGCCAAGAGTGCAACGACAGGAACATTGTTTGCAGCTAGCCGCTTTGCTGCTCCCCGCGCAGTTGTTGCTAACGACCAACTCTTGATTACCTATACGGTACAGGCGCAAAGCTCGTAACAAAAATAGAACTATAAATATTTAGGCGGCAACTATGGCAGACTTTCGTAAAGTAATTGTGGGAGATGCCGTAATTGCCGCTAAATATTTTGGGAAAGCTAGCAAGATACTTCGACACTTAAAAAGCCTTGGGCTTTCTCACAAGGCATGGGCAAACCATGAGATTACAATTATCGTAAAATGCCTTGGTGGTATTGATAAGGTAATTTTTATTTCCGGCAGCTTTGTCTTCCTCTACACAAAATCTGTTTCCTTTGACAACATTGCAAAGATTTGGGGGTGGAGTGGCGGTGGGTTAAGGCAGGCATTTGAAATAGATTTTAATAATGTGCCGAACCCCTTAACTGTAGAGTCAATTGAGATTACAGAATTTGTTGGAGATTCTGGCTATCTAAATTTAAGAACTGCCCCTAACCAAAGAAACCCGCCGCTTGCTGAATACCCTCTTAACAGAGATGGTGGCAAGATAACGCCTGCCCCTTGGCAACCATTTGTTTACCAGTCTTCCCCGATTAATTTCCGCACGGTGCATCGTGGGATTGATCGAGATTTTATGTACAAAACAGATGATCTAATATTTGTTGGGTCAGATATTGGCGCGGCCATCCATCAAAGGTTATGGGCTGACGAACAAGAACAATAACTCAACGCTATGTTTTGCCAAATGACCCCTCTGGTTACACAACATTTTGGCCTGCTGTTGGAATGGATTCTGGTTTAAAATATTTTACAGTTACTGGAAATGACATTTATATTGCAGCGACAAACGGAGTTCTTGAGTCTTATGTTGAGATTTGGAAGCTTCATGCTGATATGTCATATTTCGAGTTGATGCTACAGTTCCACCACCAATACGCAGGAGGGGGTAGCGAAAGGCGTTATGGGTCTATTTCCACAAACAACATTGATACAGAAATGGTTTTTTCTGTTTCAGAATGGAATGATGTTGATGGAAACCCAAGTGATCTGGAGCTGATTTATTCACTAGATACATTATCTCTTATTTGTTCGTTTAATGGCGGTGACTATTTAGGGCATAACGGGAGAACTGAAACAGGCAAAACTCGGCTGTCTTGGATTTGGCGTGTTGCAACAGACATTTGGGCTGTTTTTATCCAAAATACGGGTTATGGGCAAGAATGTAATGATGGTTTTATCCTTATAGACCTAAGAGATGGACAGGTTATTAAGTCTGTTTATAATTCACCAAATGGGGTTGGCGCTCATACTCCTATTCTAAACCCGCACCGGCCAAATCTTTGTCTTGTAAGAGAAAGAGAAAGAGATGGAGCAGGAAAAGAAAGGGTTTTAATGCTTGATGTTTTAACTGGAAAGGCAACCGTTGTGATAAATGGAGTTTATAACCCGTCTTCACTTCAATTTATAAGGTAGAAATCTTATGGCTGAATCTCCGTTAATTTCTGGATCAACAGTATTGCCCCCCGGTACAACTGCTGTTTTTGCAACCACATTAGATCAATGGGGGAATGAGGTTTATACTGGGCCTTATATTCTTGTTGGGCCTTCTATCGACCCAGCAACAGGTGGCCGAGAGGTATTAGCCGCCCCAATCCCGCCAACATATGCTTCTCCCCCCGTTGCCAAAGAAACCGCTCCGTTGCCGGGAACCTTGCCGGGGGAAAGAGTTATTCCTATCCATATTGTTGAGGGGCTTCAAGTAAGGGGTGGTGATTATAAACTAATGAGTACTGGTGAGCTTATCCCAAGACAAGTTACTGGTTGGGATATGTCTGACTTTGCTGTTGACAGTGACGATCAGTATGCTTCTACAAATGTGCAAGCTGGAAATTATTGTGCTCCGCTTGTTCTTCAAGACATTGATTTTTCAACAATTCCTGAAAATGCGATTATTACTGGCCTTAAAGTTACTGTCGAAAGAAGCAAAATTTAACAAGAGGTAAAGCGCCATGCCATTAATTGAAAAAGAATATACTGCAAATCAAACATATACCAATTACTCGCGTGATGATCTTACCTCTGTCTTTGGTGGGGAAGGTGATACCTTCGGCGCTGACTTAACGCCAGAGATATTAAAGTCACCTGAGTTTAATATTGTGTTTGATGCTGACCTAGCGAATGGACGTTTACGGGTTGACTCTGTAAAGGTAGAAGTTTTTTATTTGATGCCAGCAGCAGACCCCGTAATTCTTGTTCCACCTTGGAAAGATTCATATTTGCAAAGCGGCACAATCGGACGAGGCGCAGACGGGATAAATAAGTTTTGCGTTGTCGGGAAAAATGGTCTTGTGAAAACATCGACCAATGGAACAGATTGGGCTGAACAACAAAGCAATGTTGTTCAACACCTCCGCGCCGTATGTTCTGATTTGCAAGGCCGCTTTTATGCTGGTGGCGATGACGCTGTAGAAATAGAATCAAGCGATGGAGTAGCGTGGGCTAGAAAAACTGATTTATCAGAAAAGACAAATTCACATCTATTTAACTTTAATACTGATAAAGAGAAGAACAAGATTCTCAAGTCAACACATGATGGAAAGATTTTTGAAAATAGCTCTCAAGCTAATATTGTGAGGTTTAATCCGCAAGCTTAGGAAACCATAATGGCCGACCCAATTTTTAGAATAGAATCTTTTGGTGATACGAGCGTTGCTGTTGGTAGCAATGGGACAATTCTTGTGTCCAATGCTGCTGATGGCGTTTGGTATCAGGTCTATTCAGGAACGACAAATCACCTGTATGGTGTTGCTTATGGTGCGTTTCTTGATACACCAATGTGGGTTATCGTCGGTGAAGGTGGGATTGTCCTTCGCTCTCCTGATGGTTGGAACTGGACACCACAAGCACCAATAACAACAAATGACCTTTATGACGTTGCTTTCATGGGGGTCTTTATTGCAGTTGGTGTTGGTGGCGAACTTTGGTTGTCAGAAGATTTAGGAGCTTTTTGGGAGCAAAAAACATCAGGGACAACTTCCGATCTGCATGAAGTTAATGTTGATCTTGGGCAATACATTATTGTTGGTGCTGATGATACTGTTATCACAGGCAATATTTATACTCTCCAAGCAGAAAGCCTTATTGTAAATAATGTTTCTGTTGGCGATACCCTTGAAGCTTCAGGGCAATTTAACCATTCTTTTACTGATTCTTTTGAGGCGGTTGCTGCTGCTGGTGGAGCGACTGCTGGGCAAAAGGTTGAGTTTGATATTGTTGGGACTCCTGATGTTGGAGATATTTATACAATTACACTTGATGGTGTCGATTATTCTTACACGGTTCAAAGTGGAGATACCCTTGCTGACATAGCAGCCGAGCTTGCTGCACTTATTGACGCTAGCGATAAGTTCTTTGCTTATTCAGACGGCGAAACCGTTTATGTTACCTCTAATAACCCCCCTATCCCGTATACCTATTCTTCTTCTGCTACAGGCACAGGGACAGGAATTGATGTTACAGAAGAACAAACATCAAGCAGTACCGTTCAAATTGTCGAAGTTATCATTTCAGGGACAGTCATCCCCGGTGATAGTTTTACCGTTACGATTGATGGCGTTGACTATACCTATGTTGCACAAGCAGGCGATACAGCCATAACCGTAGCAGAAGAGCTTGCTACCCTGATTGATGCTGCCCCCAATCTTATAGCCACTGCTGAAAATGGTGTTATTACCATTACATCTACTGACCCCACACAAGACTTTACTTACGATTCTACAACCACAAGCACCGGAGCAACCACAGAAGAAAACATAATTCAAAATAGCGATATTGATGGGATGACCTTCTATGAATACATCACAGAAGAAATCTACCCATTTGATATCGTCCCGTTCCCATATGGTGCTTTTAACCATGAAGTTATTGAAGTTGTTGAATGCCCCCCTGATGGGTTTCCAAGTGAACATATAAAGGGGAACGCAAACACAGAAACAGTCACAGTTGGTGATATTGTTGTTTCTGAAATGATGAATGGGTTTGGTGGTGATGTTTCTTTCTACCAAATTCAAACAGAAGGCAACTTTTTAACAGGAACACTTTGGGAAGCCAACCTTCCCTTTATGAAGATTTTTGCTTTTGGTGAGATTGGGATTGGTATTTCCGGCGAAGCCAAAATAGGCAAGATAAAAACTGAAGGGGCATTCGCACAAGAAGTATCATTTAGTGGTGATATTCGCTTGCCTAGAATGCGTTCAGACGGGGCATTGACCCTCACACAAAATGGGTTGATTGATGCAGAAGGAAATCCAACCACAGATTATCAAGTATGGGTTGCCAATATTGCCAATGCTGCACACAGCACTTATACAAACTTTGGCTGCAATAGTATGGTTAAATTTAATGGCAAAATGATTGGTGCTTTCAATGATGGTATTTATGAAATTGGTGGGCATACGGATAGCGGGGTCAAGATTGCTGCTAAAGTGTATTGGGTTCCTACCAACCTTGGCGACAATAAACAAAAGAGCATTGATAGCGTAGCAGTCAACATGCGAAGCCTTAACCAAGGTTCCATTAAGTTGGTTGCAATTGCAGACGAACAGAAAAAGAGAACATTTATCAAGCCAGTTACAGGCAGGGCCAAAGGATTGCAGCGGTATAGACAACAAATGCCGCTTGGCTTAACTGCACAAACATGGCAATTCGGCTTTGAAAACGTTTCTGGTGGTGATTTTGTTCTAGATGAAATAGAAGTTATATCTGTTGAGCTTTCAAGACGCTTTAAGTAAACTGTAACAAATTTAGAAAAGAGGGCTTATTATGGCCGCTGACCAAGAAGTTTTTAGTTTTGTAAAAGATCAAGTTGATTCCCTAATCAATGATGCCGAATCTGCTATTAGCCAACTACAAACGTATGCAATGTCTTATTATAACCCTGCTGTTACACAGGTAGGCTTTGAAAATAATCCAGCATGGGATATTACCGAAGGAGAAAGAGTCGCTTTTGCTGGGCTTAGTGATGTTCCGCCAGACAGCCCAACTCTTTATATCCCCCCGTTTGTGTTTAATCCAGAAGATTATATCACTGCTGATATGTTGCAAAAATATTCATACGAATCAGAGTTTTTTGATGAATTTTTAGACCCAAGAATTAGGCAATACATTGATAGCCAGTCTTATTTCCTTGACCCAACAGTTCAGGACGCTCTTTTTGAAACCTCAAGAGAACGTGACCTGCAAGCACTCAATGATGCGCTTGATGCTCAAGACAGGATTCAGGCAAGGCGTGGGTTCCCAGTGCCAACAAGCATGAATCTGGCTGCTAGGAATGATATTATCAAAAAATACCAAGATACATATGCGGATAAAAACAAAGAAGCTACAGCCTTGATTGCAGAAAAATCACTGCAAGAAAAAATGCATGCAATGGATACTGGCATCAAGATGGAAGATATTCGTTCCAGATTTGAATTGGAATTTGGCAAACTTTACTGGATGGCTGCTGATTATATTATTAAACAATATGAAGCAGAAGTAAGAGCCAACATTGCCAAGTTCCAAGGAGAACTTGATTTGGTCAAAACAGAAACAGATACAGACATTAAAAATGCTGGCTTTGATTATGAATATGAAAAACTAAGACACGATCAACAGGTACAACGGCTTAATGCCTCAATTGAAGAAATGCGTGGCAATATTGATACTTGGAAAACACGCGCACAAATGAGAATTGATGCGGCTACTGCATCTGTCGAATATTATAAATCTGCTGTTGGGTCTGCTAACGGCATTCTTAATGATATTGGTTACTCTGATTCAACAGGCACAACGCCGACTTAGTTAAAGGAGTTTCTCATGACCCTATATCGTGACCCAAAACTTTTTACATTACAGCAGCCACAACCTGCGCCACAGCCTGCGCCCAAAATTAACCCGTTGCCGCAAAGACCTCCCGGCGGTGGTGTTTATCCGCGTACTGATCCTAATACGTTTAGCCAAGGTGGGAAGCAGGCTATTGAAAAAATCAGGAGAATGAACCCGATGGGTGATGGTTCCCCAACACCAACGACAACCGGGACACCAAAACCTGCTGGGTTTGGCGGTGCTCTTAAGTCTTTAGTAAGGCCAAAAAGTTTAGCAAGAGGCGGCACAATAGCCTTTCTTAGCGACCTGTTCTTCCCGTCTACTGGTGAAGTTGATGGCCTTCCAACAGAAGACGAAGAACTTGCAAGAGTAATGTCTGGTGATAGCCCAGTTACGGCAGCAATGCCGCCTATCCAAAGAGAGCAGTTGCGCCCAAGCCATGTTGCTTCCAATACAATCCCTGGCCCGTTTAAAATCCGTCAAGAAAATGGCACTATGGCTTTTACTGACAACCAAGATGTTGCAACTAAATGGATTGGTCGAGGTGGGTTACAAGACAAGGCATTTCAAATGCCCGACCCAAACAATATTGGGACATTTAATGCCGATGCTTATTTAGATCGTACTTTTGGGCCAAAGCAGCAACAAGGTGCTGGGCAGTTCGCAATGGAGAAAGACCCGACAACCGGCCAAGCAGCAATGAAGTGGCAAGGCAATACTGCTGGCAAGGTTTATGATATTCGTGCTCCCTTGCGTGGTGGTGGTAGTGCGCTAGGGAACCTTATTGGTCTTGCTGCTCAAAACCGCGTTGACCGTGGTGAAGAAATTGGGCAGCGCAGAGATAGGCTTACTGATCTTGCTGAACGTAAATATGGGCTAGAAGAACAAAAGCTCCAAAATGAAATTCAGCAGCAACAATACGAAAACCCTGCTAAGACAGCAAAGTTTTGGGCTGATGCAAAGCTTGCTGATCGACAAGCTGAAGCCGTGATGAATGTTGAAGATCAAAAGAACCTTCAAATGCAGCAAGCAAAAGCGTTAAAGCTGGCTGATATGTTGAAGGCAATTGAAATTGACCCGCTCTACATGGAAAACCCTGAAAAGAAAAAGCTTGCTCAAGAAATGGCTTATGCTTGGGCTAACGATGAAATGATTGAAGAAGTATCTCCTGCAATTCCAGCAAATCCCGGTTCTTGGTATAAGCTTTGGGCCGATCAAAAAGAAGGAACTCCTGCTGTTCGTAGGCGTGTCCCCTATAAGCAGTCTGCTCTCCCCTCGCTTTAATGGAGTTATCTAATGGCAATGCCCCCGACTAGGAAACAGGTTTCCCTTATTGATTATCTGTCTAAACGCCTCGGTTCCCAAACTGCGGGAATCGGGGCTTCTTTCATGGGTGCGGCTGAAGGGCTATCAGACAAGCTTGGCGCTACTCGGCTCCAAGATTTTTTTGGTGATGCTCAATATGGCCTAGAATTAACCCAAGAAAGATTGGGACAAGAAGCTGGCCCATATCAAACAATCTACCAAGGGGATGATTCCGTTGTTTCTAAAGCACAACGGGGAGAACTTTCTTTGTCTGATGTTGGGCATGCTGCCTATGATGTTGGATCACAACTTCTGCCACAAATGGCAGTTGGTGGGGTAGCTGCTAATGTTGGCAAGCGTGTCATTGGTGGTGTTCCCGGCATGCTTGCTGGTTCTATGGGTAGCATGGCTGCTCAAGAAACAGGGTCTATTTATAACGAACAAGAAGAAAAAGACTTTGATAAAGCTGCATTGCTTGGGGTTCCTGCCGGTATGCTTGAAGGGGCAGCTGCTCTTTATGGTATCGGCAAGATGGGGATTGGTAAGTATGTAGCGAATGAACTTGCTCCTAAAGCAGTTAGGACAGCAGGCCAAATCGGTACAGATATCCTTAAAGCCTCTGCGGTTGAGGGTGCTACAGAGTTTGCACAAACAGGTCTTGAACAGATTGGCGCTCGTCCCGGCTATGATCTTGTAGAAGATGTAAAGAATCTTGATACAGAGCAAATGATTGAAGGTGGTCTTGCAGGGGTTTTGATGGGTGGGATGGCAACAGGTGTAAGCGCCCCACTTACTAATCGCATTGCCTCTTTGCAGCAAGCACAAAAAGAAGCCCTTGATGAAGCGACTGCTGAACATAATGCAAGGGTAGCTGAAATCAACCAAGCCAAAACGGGAGATGTTGCTACTGGTGTTCAGCCTGTATCTTTAAAGACAGAAGCCCCTACCCTAGAAGAAATAACAAGACAAGAAGAAGACACGGCAAAAGAAGAATTGGTTACAGCACAAACCGAAGCAACGATAGCCAACGTCCAAGAAAATGCTGCCGTTATTGAGCAAGGGCAGATTGATTCTTTGCCGCCTATCGTAAGGTCTGCTGCTGATGCCTATGGTGTTAAGCCTACCGTTTTCCACCAGACTGTTGAAAGTATTTATAAGGGAGCGAAAAACTTTCAAGAGTTTGCTGTAAATCTTATTTCTCAGTTTGGAGAAACAATCAAGCGGTATGCCTTACAACTTTATAATGCGTATAAGTCTTCTCCCGCTTGCGAGTGAGCGAGGCAGCTTTAGCACCAAAGACAAACAAAAACCACTTGCCATGACTCAAGACAATATTGAGAAAATTAAGGCAGGGGCAAAAAAACTAACAACAAGAAACTACCAGATCAAGAAAGGTGTTTACACCTTACCTGATGGTAGTGCTGTTGAGGTTGCTGAAGATACTAAGCCAATTTGGTTTAGGCAAATTACTGATCCTGAAGCTTATGCAAGAGCAGAAGGGTTTGCCTCTCTTGAGGACATGAAGCAGAACGCAAAGTTTGAGCAGACAAAAAAGTTTCTAAACAATGAAATCCAACTTCATGTTGCTAGACTAAAATCTGTCCAACAAGTAGATCAAGAAGAAAAGAAACCTGTTGCTTCTACAAAACTTCCTCAGTTTAACGAGGTTCAAAAGAAAAAGACCCTAGGAAATCCTACTGCTCTTGCTGTCTTTATGAAGCAATACGGCATGAGCGAAGGGGGTGCTATCGCTTATCTGTCTTCAGCGGGAGAAATGCCTGTAGTACAGCAAGCAAAGTTGGAGAGTGATGAAGACGCGGCAGGCTTTGTAGATGAATATGCTGGGCTTACTAAGGCTGAAGCTAACAAGCAGCGTCTTGCTGACTTGAAAGCTGCCAGAGATGAACGTGCTGCTTTCAATCTTAATGCTAAAAGGCCAGCACCAGTTAAGAAGCGGAAAGGTGTTGCTCGTATTATTTCTGGTGGTCAATCTGGCGCTGACCTTGCTGGCCTAGATGCAGCACAAGAACTTAAACTTCTTACAGGTGGAACGGCTGCTAAAAATTGGAGTGCCTTTGATGACGAAGGCAAACCAATTAAGCGGCCTGAACTTGCTCAAAAGTATGGGATGAAAGAAGGGGAGTGGTATCAGAATCCTGTTACAAAGGGGTGGGACCCCTATCGTCAACGCACAATCAAGAATGCCCAAGATGCTGATGGCACGATCTGGTTTGGGAACGAAGACTCTGCCGGTGCGAGGGTAACGCTTTCCAAGGAAGCTCAAAACGGCAAGCCCCCTGTTCTTAAAAACCCTTCTTCTGCGGAAGAGATTCGTGCGTGGCTCAAAGAGCACAACATTAAAACCTTAAATGTTGCTGGCAATCGTGAGCATACGAATAAGGGTATTTATGAAAAAACTAAAAAGCTTCTTGTCGAAGCCCTTACCCCAATTGAGCGTAAAATTGCTCCTTCTAAGTTTGAGGGTAAAATTAGCCAAAAAGGAGAGTACAAAGGTATTCCTGTTGTATTTGATGAAAACTTTACAACCCGCGAAGGTCAAAAAGGAATAGCAAAGCTTCAATACAATCCTCAAGACCCAAGTAAAAGCACCATTCTCTACAACAAGATGAGAGCGCGAGAAGCCTATAAGCAAGCTTCGTGGACTCGTTCACGGCAACTTGATGATATGAGTTCTGCCGCCGCTCTTCCTGAAAATATCTTTGAAAGCTTTGATGACTTTTTGAAGTTTATTTTTGAACACGAATATCTCCATATCAACATGCGTCCCTATAAGGGCGAAGCTCGCGGTAACTATGAAGACCGTATAAATAAAGCTGCTTTTAACCTTCTTTCGGCAGAAGAAAAGAAGAACCTTGAAGAAGCCCTTGAAGAAATTCTTCCCAAGTCTGCTACCGAAGATGAACACAAGAGGATGATGCGAGAAATCTTCTTCCGTGACTTGGATTTCTGGAAGACCGGAGAAGAAGGGCTTAAGCTTCAAAAGTTTGAAGTTGAAAAATATTCCCTGCCAAAAGAAGAAAAAGAAACGACCGCTAACTTTGATGATGTGCTTGCTGAAATGGGCGGGACTGAAGACGCTCGTACTATGTCTTTCATGGATGCTCTTGCAGGAGAACTTGGTGAGCTTGATAGTCTTTCTTCGCAAGATGAATTGCTAGAAGAAATTGCTGAAGAAGATATGTCTTTAGTAGAAGAAGATGATACCGACCTTGACCCTCTTAGCAAGATGGGTTTCCGTGAAATTCATGAAGCAGAAATGGAACTAGAAGGTAGTTCTGATTTTGAAATAGAAAAAGATGTTGATATGTCTTTCCTGCCGGAAGCCTTCAACAGCCTTGGCTATCATGAGCGTGGTGTTCTTTCTTACCGCTTTGGTTTGTTTGGGAAAGAAAAGCTTACTGACGCGCAAATTTTTTACAAACTAAAGCTTGATGAAGACCCTTATGCAAGCGTTGATTTTGTATCCGCTATTGCCAAAAATGCAATGAAGCAACTTAAACGGGCCATTGAGGAAAAAAAGGTTGCTGGTGGTGAGCTTAATAGAATTGAAGGGAAGAAAACAACACATAGCGACAAGATTAGCAGGAAGATGACCCCTGAAGAAAAGGCTGCTAATAACCTAATCAATAGCAAGCAAATTACTGAAGCTTCTGCCATGCGGCAAGAAACTCAATACAAAATCTTCCGTGCTACACAAGAAGAAGCAAAGGGCGCATACGATTCCACTTACCAAGATATTAACGATCATCTTGAAACATTCTACACCGCTGTTCTTGATCTTGCCTCCAAGAACAAAAAGAATACTTGGAAGAAAGAAAAAGAACTCGTTGAGTTTAATGTCGATGATGTTAACGCTCTGATGAAAGAGAACAAAGATTGGGCGATCTTTCTTGAAGACAGGCAGCGGCATCTTATTTTTGAAATGCTCAAGCTTTCTACTTTGCCCACCACTTTTGAATATCGTCCCTATAAGGCGATGTTTGATGGTGAGTTTTCTACTGTTGCTGAGAACGTTGATCTTAGCAAAGATAAGGGAGCGGAGCATCTTCAAGAAGGCGAAAACCTTGATGATGGGGTTGATTATATCAAGCCTTTTGATACCGACACTCGGCAAGGCTATCAAAAGACCCTTAACATTGACGATAAGGGGAACATCCATTATTGGGAGCATGGTAACGACATTGTAAAGATTCTCGACATGGCGTTTGATGCCAACCTTATTACCGAAGAAGAACATAAGTCCATGCTTGATCGTATGGAAGAAAGAGGCAAGCAAGGGACTTCTCATGCTATTGCTTACTATCGTGATCTTCTTCAAGTAAAAGTTAAGCTGGCACAAAAGCACCTTAAAGAAAAAGCCCCAATTGAACCAACCCTGTTTGAGGAACTTGCGAAAAAATATGCGTTGCTAGAGCGCGTTGGCATGAAGATTACTCCTGACCTGCTTTATGACCGCTACATGCAAGCAGGCGGTAATCTCAATGC